CTATCCGCAGCAACTAATATATCACACGTAGTTGTATGGAGAACTATAAACAATTGTATTAAAGAAATTAAAAAAAAAATTAATGAAGAGTAAAGGACTTGGCGATACAGTAGAAAAGATAACAAAAGCCACAGGCATAAAACAAGCTACTGATTGGATATTTGATAAACTTGGAAAAGATTGTGGGTGTTCTGATAGAAAGAGAAAGCTCAATTCTATGTTTCCTTACAAAAATGTAGAATGTTTAAACGAAGATGAATATGTATATCTAAAAGGATTCTTTAACCAGCAAAAGAATGTAGTAAATGCAAACGAACAAAAAGGATTGCTAACAATACACAATAGAGTATTTAACACCAACAAACAAAGTTCAAGTTGTGGTAGTTGCGTTAAAGGTTTAGTAGATACTATGAGGAGATTATATAATGAATATGAATACGAAAGAGAAAGCAAAAGCAATTGAAAGAAAGCTAATTGTATTTTTAAATAAATACAGAACAAATACAGAACAGAAAAATGAGCAAAGCAGATTTAATACCATTCAAAAAAGGACAGTCAGGAAATCCTAATGGTAGGCCTAAAGGTAGTAAGAACAGAAGCACAATATTAAAAGAAATAGCAGAGCTTAGAACAAAAGGCATACATCCAGTTACTGGTGAAGAAGTATGGATGACTAATGAATATAGAATGGCTATGGCAGTAATAGAAAAGGTTATTGAAAAAGGAGACCATCAAGCACTTAATATGGTATTAGATAGTATCTATGGTAAGCAGAAAGATTCAGTTGATATACATACATCAGAAGAAGTAAACCACGATTTCAGAAACATCATTGCAAGGATTAAAGCTCAATAAAAAGTATTTAGTATTTAATGAATCACTTTCACGTTACTTTATTGTAACTGGTGGTAGAGGTTCTGGTAAATCATTTGCTATAAACTCTGTACTATTACTATTAACCTATCAAGCTGGACACACAATATTATTTACACGTTACACGCTAAGAGCTGCTGGTATATCAATCATACCTGAATTTATAGAAAAGTTAGAACTGCTTGGAGTTATCGACCAGTTTAAAATAACAAAGGATGAAATAATAAATAAAGGCAATGGTAGTAAGATAATATTTAGAGGTATTAAAACAAGCTCAGGTGACCAGACAGCAAATCTTAAATCATTACAAGGTATTACTACTTGGGTAATGGATGAAGCAGAAGAACTTAATGATGAAGATATATTTGATAAGATTGATTTATCTGTTCGTAATAAAATACAAGAGAATAGAGTTATATTAATATTAAATCCAACAACCAAAGAACATTTCATTTATAAGAGATGGTTTGAAGATAGAGGTGTTTCTGCTGGTAGTAATATAACTAAAGAAGATACTACCTACATACACACTACATATTTAGATAACATAGATAACCTCTCAGAAAGTTATATTAAGCAGATTGAAACAATGAAGGTTAGAAGGCCAAATAGATACAAGCATACAATTGAAGGTGCTTGGCTGGATAAAGCTGAGGGTGTTATATTTACTGATTGGAGTATTGGAGAATTTAAACAAGTAGGTAAAGTTGTTTATGGCCAAGATTATGGTTTTAGCAATGACCCAAGCACATTAGTTAAAACAAGCATAGATAAAGAAAATAAAGTTATCTATATACAACTATGCTTCTATCAAACTAAATTAACTACAAGCGAGATATTACAACTAAATAAAAAGTTTGCAGCAGATAATTTAATAGTAGGTGATTCAGCAGAACCAAGATTAATAACAGAACTAAGCAGAGATTGTAATGTTGTGCCAGCTATCAAAGGACAAGGTAGTATTACATTTGGTATTAGTTTACTACAAGATTATGATTTAGTAATAACTGAAGATAGTACAGAATTAATTAAAGAGTTAAATAACTATTGTTGGTTGGAGAAGAAATCACAAACACCAGTAGATAATTTTAATCACGCTATTGATGCGCTGAGGTATGCAGTTAGCTATCAATTACAGAATCCAAACTTAGGAGAATATCACATTTATTAAATATTATGAAACTATATAAAGGAGATTGCTTAGAAGTAATGAAAACAATACAGAACAAAAGTATTGACGCTATAATAACAGACCCTCCTTATGGAACTACAGCTTGCAAATGGGATAGTGTTATAGACTTTAATTTGATGTGGGAACAACTAAATAGAATTATAAAGCCTAATGGTGCTATTGTATTGTTTGGTAGTGAGCCTTTTAGTTCTGCTTTAAGAATGAGTAATATTAAAAATTACAAGTATGATTGGATTTGGAATAAGACACAAAGTACAAGTTTTGGTCTTGCTAAAAAACAACCTATGAGAACTTATGAAAACATATTAGTTTTTTATAAAAAACAATGTATATATAACCCACAAATGACACCTAAAGAACGTATTATCGATGATAGAAAATGGGTAAGTGATGGCAAAAGTGTAAACGGTAATTTTTCATCTAAGAAAAAGCATAAGTTTATAAGAACCGAAAATTACCCTAAAAATATTATAAATATTAATTCCACAAGTAAAGAATGTAATAATTTACATAGATTGCACCCAACACAAAAACCCATATTATTAATGGAATACTTAATAAAAACATACACCAACGAGAATGAAACAGTTTTAGATTTTACAATGGGTAGTGGTTCAACTGGTGTAGCTTGTAAGAATACAAATAGAAACTTTATAGGCATAGAACAAGATGAAAACTATTTTAAAATAGCTAAACAAAGAATAAAAGAAACAGAATATAAATTGTTTTAATTATAGCCCCGCTTAAGCCACCCTCAAGCATTTAGATAAGATAAGAAAAGATAAGATATATAAGAGAAATTTTTATTATATTTGATTGTAATTTAAAAATAACTTTCTGAATACGTTTAGTAAAGTCTTGATTTAAAATTTATGTTTTGGTTAAAGTAGGTAGTCGGCAAAAGAGCGTTACCTACTTTTTTTTATATTTGTATATAACGATTCACTAATTTAAACGTTTGTATATAAATGAAACTAACTATTAACATACCAGAAACTCTTAATGAGGTTACTTTAAAGCAATACCAAAAGTGGTTAAAGATTGCTGAGGGTAAAGAGCTGGATTCGTTTCTACAACAGAAGATGGTAGAGATATTTTGTAATATACCACTTAAGCAAGTATTACAAATAAAAGCTACTGATATAAACAACATCTGCGAAGAACTATCAAAACTATTTAATAACGAACCTAAGTTTATAGATAGGTTTACTTTAAATGATAAAGAGTTTGGATTTATACCAAAGCTGGATGATATATCATTTGGTGAGTATGTAGATTTAGATACTTACCTTGCAGATTGGGATTTAATGAATAAAGCAATAGGTGTTTTATATAGGCCAATAACCTACAAGAAGAAGCAGCAGTATTTAATAGAAGAATATGAAAGTGCTGAAAAGTACGATATGACAGAAGTAACTTTAGATATTGTATTTGGTGCTATTGTTTTTTTTTACAGTTTAAAGAACGAATTACAGAAAACTATCCTGAATTATTTAGCAACACAGAAGGAGGTAGAGCTTCCTCAGCATCTGCGGGATTCTCTGCAAAATGGGGCTGGTATCAATCTATCTACGGACTTACTAATGGAGACATTCTCAAATACAATCAAATTACCAAATCAAAACTACACACCTGTTTAATGCACTTAGCATTTGAAAAAGATAAATATGAATTAGAACAACAAATATTAAAAAGAAGCCAACGATGACAAAGGATGATATATTAGAAGAATTAACAGAACGCAATTTATTGATTGAGAATGAACACATAATTTTAGTTGATGGCTTTGAAGAAGCGTTTATAGGTATTACAGCAAACAATCCAATACAAGCAATATATGATTATTGGATATGTTTAGATTTATTAATACAACGTGATAAAATGGATTTTGATAATGCTATTGATGACTTAGATGAATTTATTAATCAAGATTTAGGTGAACACACACCACGATATATAAAAATAGTATGAACAGTTTTTACAATATAATAGATAAAATAAAAGAAGTAATTGTTGCAGAACCATTTAACAATGAAATAACATTTGGTGATATTGCTGATATTGATTTAAAGAAACAGAGCTTGTTTCCGTTGTCGCACGTAATGGTAAATAACAGCACAATAAACAACAATTATATTACATTTAATATTACTATCTTCTTTATGGATTTAGTAGATATTAGCAATGAGCAAGTGACAGATTTATATAGAGGCAACGACAACAGGCAAGATATATTAAATACTCAGTTAGCATTAGCAACAAGAGTTATTAGAGTTTTACAAAAGAGTGATTTATATAAAGATAAGTTTGAGCTAATTAATCCAGCTACTTGTGAACCATTTACAGAGCGTTTCGACAATATGCTTTGTGGTTGGGCAGTTACTTTTGATTGTGGTACTAATGATGAAATGACTTACTGCTAATGAGTGAATTTAAAAAGGCATTAGAGAAATACGCTAAGTACGTTATACAGCAATCAAGAAGCAACCTAACTAAAAAGAAAAACAACGCTTCTAAGCAACTATATAACAGTTTAGAGTATAAAATACAAGGAGATAAGATTTCGTTTCTTAGTGAAGATTATGGCCAGTTTATAGATAAAGGTGTTAAAGGTTCTAAATCTACATATTCAGAAAGCTCTGCAAGTCCATTTAAATATACTACTAAACAACCACCAAGCAAAGTATTTGATAAGTGGAGCATTAGAAAAGGTATTGCACCAAGAGATAGTAAAGGTAGGTTTGTAAGTAGGCAATCACTAAATTTCTTAATTGCAAGAAGTATTAAAAACAAAGGTATTAGAGCAACATTATTTTTTACTAAACCGTTTGAACGTGGTTTAGATTTATACGGAGATGAAATAGTTGCTGGTTATTTAGAAGATAAATTAGATTTACAATGAGTACAATAATTAGAACAAGAAGCCCTTTTTTCATAAGAACACCACAAGAAGCAGATGCTAATCTTAATTACTTTCAAATTAACATAACTGTATTTGGTGGTCTAAGTTCATCTACAGAAATATGCGATGATTTATATACAACTTACTCACTACAGAAAAAACCATTAGGTGCTGAGAATAGTGTTTCATTTGATATTAGTGAAATAGTAAATGACCACTTAGAACAAATATTTACTGGTACTTATTCAGCATCT